GTTCCATCAAGCGTAAAGTTATCTACTACTACACCTGCGTTGGCTGTGACTACGCCACCAACAGCTAGAGTGCTTGCCATATCAACAGCACCATCAATGTCCACGACATCAAGGTTAGTAGTGCCGTCTACGTCTATGTTGCCTGAGATGTCAAGACTAGCCGCAATAATTTCGCCGCTTGCGTTAATCGCGCCATTAATATCAATAGTAGTAGCCGCTATCTGAATCTCTGTATCTGCAACAATATCAAGCTGACCATCGGCGCTAGAGTTAATAAAGATTCCAGTGTCACGGAACTGTATTTTTTGATCGGTAGTAGTGGTGTTACCATTAGCTAGAATCTCAGCTAGGGTATCAACTGTTCCAACCTGTGAGTCTACATAAGCCTTAATAGACTGTTGAGTGGCTAAGACAGTAGCACTGTTAGAAGCCATGTTGTCTTCGTCAAGAATGTCTGTGACCGTTACGGAGCCTGTGCCAGATAAAGCATCAAATTCTATTGTACCATCTACATCTAGATCGCCATTAAAGTCTGCATTGCCCGCTAGGGTCAACGTAGAGGCCATATCTACAGCGCCATTAATATCAACAGTAGTAGCAGCGATCTGTATTTCTGTATCTGCAACAATATCAAGCTGACCATCAGCACTAGAGCTAATGTGTATTGCTGAGTCTCTGAACTGGACTTTATCATCGGTAGATAATGCAATATCTGTGCCACCAGAAGTATTACCCTGTGCTAGGACTTCTGCTAGAGAGTCAACAGTGTCAACTTGAGAGTCTACATACGCTTTGATTGACTGTTGGGTAGCTAGCTTTACGGCGCTGTTAGAGGCCATATTATCTTCATCAAGGATGCCCGTGACTGTTGTTGAATCAGCGCCCTTTAAAGATGCAAAAGTAGTAAGTCCAGTAATAGTTAGTGTACCTGCGGACATAGTTACTACGTGGTCTACTGCTTCAACTACGTTAGTTCCATCACAGAACAACAACATAGACTTACCGTTAGGTACGGCAATGCCCGTTCCACTTGATGTTTTTAGCGTAGCCGCTTGCCCACAACCGTTCTTAACAATATACGTTTTAGCGAGTGCAGGGCAAATTACAGTTGCGGCTGCGGAAGGAGCGCTACCAGCATTTACTAAGGATAGCATTGCACAGCGAGACTCAGACGTAACACCATTGGCGGAGGTCAGGGTATGCGAATTACTTGACCATGTGTTTATCACCGCTAGTCCGGCTATGGCCTGCTCTATCATGGAGGTAATGTTGTCGTTTACTACATTACCCCACGCACCACTAAGTTCTCCCTGTGTAGGTAGGGCTAGTTTTAAAACTGAAGTATATTGCGTTGCCATTTATTTAGCCTCAAGCTATCCGTATGATAGCGGTATTTTTGTCTGCCACAGGGAATGTTACTGTGAACGTATTGTTTAAGGTTGTTTTGTCTGCTCCAAAATCTAACACCGCTATAGCGTTATTGCCAGTACCTGACGATCTGTATATAAGTGCTCCACGAGCAGTAATACTAGAGTTAGCCCACGAAGCAGTCGCAAAAGTAATATACGCTGTTGTATCTGTGGAGGTAGAATTAGTAGCTATAGTAAGCGTCTCTCCTCCAGCAGTATACCCTGTGCCTGATGCTTCGTTAGTAACAGCGTAGGCGAGCGTAGTTGCATCCAAAGATGCGGCAGATGTAAACAACGCGATCTTAAATGTTTGGCCTGTGTTACTACTAAAGTCCATCTCTCCATCTAGAAGAGCAACTTTAAACGAAGTACACATTGTTTGAGTTATAGCCATTTATATAGTTCCTTAACTTACGGACTGTCTAAATTGACCAGAACGATAAGTATCTTGTCTTAATTTACCATCACCCAAATTCTTTAACAACCCCATAGATATTAGGTACATCTTCTCGTAGTTAGCTATAATATCTGGCTCACCTTTCATAAAACGTATAGCTTCTATTAGAGCGCCATTTAACAACGCAGAATCAAAGTGTGTACCCAACCAACTAGTAGCTGCGGTTACTATAGACTCAGGATAATACCCGTAGGTGTGCTCAATTACGTAGTTGGCGTCAGGAGTTGGAGCTAGTTCTAATTGAGTTGCAACGCCGTTAGATGCTAGTCCTTGATAGGAATAAAACTTAGGAAGCCCTTTAGTAGCAGCGGAATCAATAGGGTACGCCTCACGTAAGAAGTTACCATCCTTGTTTAGCAAGAACGAGTACGTACCATCGCTAGCAATGACGGCTATACTATAGGTGTACAAGAAGTCAGTAGGCAGGCTTAACAGTTTAGTTCCGTTTGCTAATGGCCCGTCATCTACTTTACGAAGCACAGGTAGCTGAACCGAACTATATATCTTCTGCTCTGCTTGTTTTGTAAACATAGCAAGTTGATCTGCCGTGAACGTATTCTCGCAGATGTCTTGGATATTAGCTTTTAGTTCAGTATAGTTCATGTATTAGCCCATTGGCCCTCTAGCAAACAGTCCTTTAGTAGCTGCGCCAGTACCACGTATCTTAACCTTACCGCCTTTAGCATAGCCTTCTTTAACCTTACCGCCACTCTTCATCATCTTGAAGTCAGCGCCAGAAATCTTGCCATCTTTGTTCTTGTCTATTTTAGACTGTTTGCCTTTAAGCATTTTACTACTCCTAAGTAGTCGTTACTGTTACTTGCCCTACACTGCCAACGGCTTGTAGGTTGCTAGGAGTTAGATTGTAAGGGCTATTACCACCTCCTACAGGGTTCCAACCCCATTGAATATCTCTACTGCTAGTATTTCCTGAATCTCCTAAACTTTGATCTGTACGCGGATCGCGTAATGCTTGCGGATCATCTACTGGAAACTCTCCTAATCTTAACTGAGGGTGGTCTTCATTCCAACACTCAATACAAGCTTTAATGTTGGTGTTCTTTCCCTTTACTACTAAGTCTTTTAATTCTCGTAGTTTATATTGAAATCCACAAACATCACAGTATGCTATAGCTCGTTTATTAGAAGCAAACCTGTTACTCATTACACGTATCCAATACGCGGTACAAACCTAGCAGAAGTCTTTTCTCTGTCTTCCCCTGCTGCAAGTTCAAACTGCTCATCATATACAGCTTTTAACATAGGTACGCGATCCATCATTTCAGGTAGTTTCATAGCAATATAATAAGCTAATCCTGCTACTAAACAAGGAAAGAACCTAAAGTTCATATCCGCAGTTTGTACACCACTGCCAGCATCTTGTATACGACGCATACGCCAGTAATACAGTTTATAGTCGCTTCTATCTGGTATCGGCCACACGTTGACTTTTGGATGGTCACGTAACCGCTCTATATAAAGCTGTATGGGTCTTCCTTGTGTTAACTTGTTAGGGATAGACGCGTACGTACTTACACTAATACGACTTATAGTAAGATCGGACTGAGTAGCTGCGTTTCCACTACCTGTGCGTATCTGGTGTTCTAGTAGGTCTATGGTGTCGGCAGGGAGGTCGTAGGGGGTAGTCTGGCCTTTGACTAGATCAATAGTGCCGCTGTCTACCGTCCACATATTAATGCCACGGTTCTGCCACTCTATAGTAAGTAGGTTCATAGATCGTCGAGCGGTACGTAAGTCATACCCAGAACGCATTTCTCGACCTGCGCGTTCAAACGCCTCTTCTGCGATCTCTGTAAACTCCATATTGAACGCAGTGGTGGTTGATGTAGTCATTACTACTTACTCCGATTTTTCTTAACAGTCTTTCCTTTGGCCTTAGCTTTAGCTTTGACTGACAAATCTTTTAAGTGAAACAACTTTACACTTGTCTTAGTGTGAGATTTATTAGTGTGTAGGGTACCATCAGCCATTTTGTGGCTAGAACCTTTATGTTCAGTACCGTCTCTTTTGTAATGTTTTACACCTTTCATAATTTATGTCCTTAAACGTAAAGTGTTTTCTTTCGTCTATTTTCCATTACTTGCCCACAGCCTGTAGCTATAGACCGTTTACCTCTAGCAAGGCCACCCTTACGTAACTTAACAGTAGCAGGTTTTGTATTTTTCACCACAGTCTCTCCTTTTGATCCGGCACTTTTCTTTTTCTTAGCTGTAGCTGCTCTTTCGCCTGTACTAAGC